CGGACTCATATCGGAATCGGAATCGTCATCTTTGGAAATAAATCCAGTATCTCCTTCTCCTTCACCGGCCTCTGTTACTGGTTCTCCTGATGGCTCTGGAAACTCTATCTTTCCGCCCCAAGAAGATGGCAGTTCAGGAGGTGGAACATTTTTTGATGGATTCCCCATATACTTCTTTGCTCTTTCCCAGTCAGAACGAACGGTCTTGGTGATAAGAATCATCGCCTTAACAATTGCATCGGAATCAAGCCCTTCAGGAAGTTGTCCATTGTTTGCTTTTTCCGGTGGAAGTTCCGTGGGGGGTGGAGGTGTTCCGGTGGTTGATGACGGACTGCCCGGCGCTGGTTCTGGTGCAGTTCCAGTTGGAGGCTTAGGAGGTTCTGGTGTTGGTGGTACTGATGTTGGAGGTGACGTGGGCTTATCCGATGCCTGCGCTGACTTGGTACTTTGTGGAACTCCTATGAGATTTTCGATCTGGTTGAATGCAGGAGCCCATTCCATTTTGTTGGAGACAATGCTTTGACCAACATAGTTAGATGGGATTTTGGTAACGAATTGAACATCGTTGATGAATTCGTCGTAAAGCTTCTTGAGATGTGATTTGTAAGCCGTGATTGTTTTGTTCGTATCGTTGGAAGCCAAAGCTTGATTCAAACTCGGTGAACGAAAGAATTTTCCAATACCCGCTTCACGAAGTTTCTGTGCTACGCTGACACTTGGATCTGATGCGGAACGAGTCCCTAATGTTCTTTGAAGTTCAGGGTTGGTAAACTGTCTTGGACCAGCATAAATGGTCTTTCCCAGTTTAACGAACTTGTCAACGTCCTTTTTGAAAGCTACCAAATCCTGTGGTCTATTCCTCTGAATGTTTGGTAGAACATTGACGTTGAAATCTTGAACGATTGAGGCTACCTTCTTGCGAAAAGAGTTCCAAAGTGATTCCATCTTTGTGTCTTCGATAGGTTTCCATCCCACATTCGTAACTCCTTTATACCTTTGCATACCTGCGGCCCCGCGAGCCTTCACGCGATCAAACAATCCTTCATCAACATACGGGGACGCCTCAAGACTGGTTAGGTACTTCTTATCCATACTCCTATAAATATATCATCTTCGATGCTTAGTGTCAAGTTTATATGCCGAACCGGTATTGTTCCCAAAAGTCCCGCAAAGTAGGAATCGGCCACGCTTGCCGAATGAGGTATTCCGCCGCATCTTCTTTTTTGGTTAGGTCAAGCGCTCGTTCAGCGAGATAGGTTTCTTTCAGAAGGGCGGATAGCTTAAGCATACACACCTATAAGTATCAACTTCTAATCCATTCATATTTATAATGTCCACAGTCCCATATTCGATCATACCCATTCAACTGCATGTTTTGCCACTCCGTCAAATTAGGGTCATAGATTTTCAACTTTTTTATCAGTTCGGTCTTCCTAAAACAAAATCGATGGTAAAGTTTCATTTCGTGTGGTAAAAAATACCAATAGTTTGGAGAAGTTTCCCCCACAAGAGACATCCCTATTTGTGTATAAAAAGCGCTAGAAGTTGAATATCTTCGGTCGGCATAAGTTGTTATTTTACAAGGATTATAGTTTCGTATAAAATGAGAAAATAACTTTCCTCCTACACCAACAACTCTATCTTTTCCAACACAAAATCGATACATTTCATATTCATCGTTGGTTATGTTTTTTGCTCCCATTGCAACTCTGCGCTTCCCAAAAGTCATGACAGAAACCAATTTCCCTTTGTAAAGTGCTCCTAATCTAACGGAAGAGTTGTCTTTTCCTTGAATGTGATATAAATCCAAAAACTCATTCTTTTCTTTTGTTGAAAGTTCTTTTACTTCACATTTTCTTGCCGAAATGGAAGAATGGGGGGTCTTGTTCAACAAATGAGACAACTTATTCTTTATAATATCTTTTTTATTCTCCCATTCGTTCTCAAAAATATGAAGAAGGTGAATATTAGATTTTTCACATTCTACAGTTTTATTTAGGTGATATTGTTTTGGTTTCCCACCTGTTATTTCAGAGTGCCAATATAGTCCATCATATTCAATCGCTATTTTTAGAGACGGTATGTAAATATCCAACTCCTTTCCGCTGGGTAAAATACTTCTCTTATTTTCCATTATTTTTTCACCGGGTATTATTTGGTTTATCACTTCACGTATTTCCGTTTGTTGAGTAGAGTTTGTTTTGGGAAAACACGTAGGACATCTTGGAATATGCCCCGAATACAAATCATCTTCAAATGTTAGTTTACAAGTATTACATCGAAAGGGGTAGGTGTTTTTATAACTGGTAGATATAAAATCTTCTTTCTTGAATAATGGAGTCACTTTGTTTTCCAGACGATTTCCTCCGAACAAATACTCAATGAATATTTGGCGGCAAGTATCTCTTATCGTTTGTTGTATTTTTGGTAGTTGAGATATGTTTTTTACACCATATTTTTCTAAAGTTATAGATGTTTTTTCTTTTATTTTTCTGTCGGTTAGAGGAGTAATAGATCCATATCTTTCAATGTTTGTTTTTTGTTGTTTTTCTTTTATTTTGTTCGATTGTAATGGATTTATTACACCATACTTTTCCATCATAGTGTTTTTCGCTTTATTTGATAGTATTGGAGACGCCAAGGTAAACCCTCCATATTTTTTCATCACAACTTCCCTTGTTTTTGATTTTATATTATCAGATTGTTGAGCATACTCCACTCCATATCTTTTTAACATTGTGGCTTTGGATTTTTCACGAAAGTTTTTGGTGGATAGAAAACTGGAAACTCCATATTTTTCCAACATTTTTTTCTTTATTTTTTCAACATTTTCTGGAAAGAACATTACATTTTCTACACCGTATTTTTCTAAACAAGTTTTTTTACAAGTCAATATTTTTTTAGAGTTGATTGTTTTATTGTTAGACACACATTTATTAGAGCAAAATGATTTTGGTCTTGAAACTCTACTTATTATTTCTTTACCGCAAGTTAGACATTTGTTTGTAATCCACTTCGTTTTTAGTTTGTATGTTCTATTACATTCATTGGAGCAGTAAATACTTGAACATTTTTGGTGGCAGTTTTTACACAATCTTGACATAGTAAGGTTTTTGAGTTGACAGCAAGGTTATTCAATCGATAAGTATAGCAGAATCCAATGAAAACGCAAGATATAATAAAGAAAAACGCCACCCACGGGTGGCGTTTTTGAATATTTTATCTTCTAACTACTTGATTATTAGGCGGTAGGGAACATCGCACCGGTTGGAAGTATATTGAAGTCGAGTACAATAAACTCTGCGGTTTTGGTTGGTTTTAGCCAGATTTGGCCGTAGAGTATATTCCTATCAACCAAGTCTGGTGTGTTGTTAGTATCATCCATCACAACTTGAAAGGCATACAGACCCGACCGTTGCTGCACACTTTCAAGGTATGGGTTAACAATCGCCAAGAATTTGTTACGAGTTTGAGCAGTATTCTGTTCAAATACAAGGTATCTTGCCGTTGTGGCGAAGAACTTTTTGATTTCAATGAGCAAGCGACGGACGTTAATACGATCCAGTGCCGAGGAGGCTACTTGAAGAGTCTTTTGACCCCAGACAGAGATACCTTGACCCGGGAATGCCGCGATTGGGTTCACGCGACCTTCATAGAGTGTATCTCTCTCAGTGTGAGTCGTGCGGTCGGTCACCCCAACTGCTTGAGGGATACCACCGCGACTTAGACCCGCGACTGCCCACCATTCACCAGCAACTCTGTCGTTGGCGGCGTAGATAGAAGGCAACACTACAGAAGGAGGAACTGCCTCGATCTTGTTGGTGTATATGTTCTTGATCTTGATCCATGGATAGTAAGCGCCCGCATAGCTCGTATCAAACTCAGCGGCGAGAGCAACCACTTCGTCGATCTGGCCAGAGGATGGGTTACCATCATCCAGATACAAGTCTGGGATGTAGAAGCAATCTCCACGAGTCTCGCACATGTCAACCGCAAGGTTGGTCACGTAGGAGTGGTACGAGTAAATGATACCCGGAGTTGAGATCAAGTTGATGTCGAATTCATCGGCATTTCCAAGAGCGCCGACGCATTGATTGTAAGCAACTGAGCCAGCAGTCGTGCTTGTCGCACAGTTCAAACCTTGGGTATTACCCGGGGAGATATCTGCACCGATGTTGATTGGAATTGCTGGAGACTGTCCGTCAAAACCACCTTGCAGACCGAAGACGAACTTACGCATCTTGACATGTGTGGTTTCGTTGGCCGCGTCATACGTGGCTGGAACTGCATTACTTCCACTGAAGAAGCTACCAGATCCAATACCACCGTTTGTTACGGCAACATCAAGAGCAAAGAATGTATTGCGACCGACGCTGGAGTAAGCTCCGAACGCTGGAAGCGGTGTGAAGTACTGCTTGGAATCATCAGAGACTCCAATTCCAGTTGAGGAAGTTGGATACAACGACGCTAGTTCAGCATCAGCACCCGTTGGGGCATCATTGAACACAACACCCGATGGGTATTTGCCCGGGAACAGAGAGTATACCGATGCCTTGCTATACTGCATTGGAGCACACCAGTAACCCGCCGAACTGTTGATTGGCAACGCATAGGCTTGGAAGCCGTACGGCACCGCCGCAACTGGAACTGGGTTAGCCGACATTTCAATGCGGATGTATCGACTCAGATTGGCAAAGTCACCATATTCAATGATCTTGCCATCGTAGCGGATGTAATTGTAGCGATCCCCGATTCGACGAGCAACGTAGTTCGCGGAATCCGGATCAAGCGACAAGTTGTTGAATGATTCAAGAATCTTTGGCTTTCTGTCAGTATCGCTATAATCACGAACAGTCAGTGTGAAGGTTCCCCAATCCGTGCCCGCGACTTGACCTGCCAACCTGACGTTAGAGATTTCAATCTTGTAGGACGTATTGGCGTTTGTTCCATCCGTCAGGGTTTGGGCTCTGAAGAGAGGATAACGAATTGACGTAGCTAGAGTGCCCCACGTTGCGATTTCTTGAGAAATGACCCAAGGCGAATAAGCGTTGGTCAGACCAAACTCTGAATCACCATTCGTCAAATCCAAAGAATACGCATCAACAAACTTCATGGTTTCACCATCAAAGCTTCCTGATGGGAATGCACCACCGACAATTCTCCATTTGGTTGGGTCAGCCGTAACTGCGGCCAGATCATTCTCGAAGAACTTGTAGAGATATGCGGCTTCTTTCTTCGTGCCGGTTGCATACTCGGCTGGATTTCCGACTGTAGCATCCCTTCCAAAGACCGTGGAAATGTACTTAGTACTGTTGGAATCCAACGAGAAGTTGTACGTTCCATAAGCCGTGGAAGTATCGGTTGGATACAGCGCAAGGTTGAAGTTCAACCCGACCGCAGATTGACTTACGAAACTAACGTATGAGAGAGACGATGTTCCAGCAAACCCCGGAGCTTCCAGATCTGAATTGATCGTTGCATTCTGTGTATCAGCAAGAACCGCTAAAATCTTGTAGGAACCTGCCCCCGACCACGAGGCCGAGCACGGGTTATAGATTTGTGTGGAGTTTGGAGTAAATTCTCCAGTATAAGGACCGAAGGTTCCATTGACTATACCACTAAATAAGAATGTTCTGGTAGCACATGCACCAGAGACCGGAATAATAGATCCGCTGGTTACTGTTACGGAATTAAATGGATTAGCTCCTCCAGTTAAAGTAATTGTAGCGCTTTGAGTATATAAATTTAAGGTACCTGTGTCAATTGTCAATAATGCTGTTGCTGCTGCTGCTTTGGTATATGAAGACGTTGCAACTGTTATTGATTGTGAGAAGTTTGGCATTGTGATCGTTGCATTTCCGATTGCAACCTGTTGTCCATAGTAGACCATACTTCCAGAAAGAGAAGCCGATCCTACAGCAGTATTTCCCCATTTCCCTCCTCCGGGTTGAAATGTCACAACAACCGGAACACTCGTTATTGTTAATGAACCAGAATAAATAGGGGATGTAGCATTTGCACCAACATAAGTTGTGGCTAGTGACCCAGACCTCTCAAAACTTATAGAAGAAGAATTAGCAATCGTGACGTAAGAACTTACTGGTACGACATTACCCGCATCAACCATTCTTGTCCATTCACCGGATTCGGCATAGATCACAAATGGATACTTTTGATGATATCCTGTGAGAGCGCCAACACGACAAACGGTTACGAAACCCTTTTCCTTCAAGTATTCGGCGGCTGTGTATGAACCGTAATACGTTCCATCAGCGATACCAAACTTATCCTCCAGTTCTCCAACTGAATCACAGACCGTGGGAGCAAACCCCGGCCCTTTGGCAAACGGTGCTACTACAACGGCTCCAATGTCGGCCACGCCTTGTGCAATTCCGGAGAGGTCGTTTTCCCGAGAGAAAACGCCCGGGCTTACAATTCGGTTGTGGGGAGTAAATCTTCCTCCCTCTGTGATAGGCATATGATTATCCTTTATTTGGGTTCATTATTCGGACTACCTATAAATATGCCTCGGTTCTTGGAAAGCAAACTATTTTTTCATTGGAATCAAAAGACTTTGGGTTGGTAAATATAATAACTTGACTGTAGGAGAAGAAGTTGATAAAATGGGAACATGAAGGAACGTCGAGAATATAGACGCGCATATTATCTTTCTCATAAGGAGCACGAATTGAAAAGACAGAAAGAGTATCGAAGAGAAAATGCTGATAAAATCAAAGCTCACAATAAGTCTCCTGCCCGAAAACAGTGTCAACGGAAATATCAACATAAATATCAAAAACATTACATCAAACGACGCCGCCAGACAGATGTGAATTTCTATTTGAAAGACAGATTGCGGTCAAGATTATACTATGCGTTGAAACGAAACCAAAAGACCGGGTCGGCAGTCAAAGATCTG